CATTGACCGTAACATGACAGTCGTTGGTGGGCTGGAAGCGCTGTGCTGCCCGTCGTTTGTTTATGGCGCAGTCGGTCCCTTCTGGCTCGCGGGGCTAAGGGTAGCCTAATGCCTACGCCGCGCATTTACAGCCTATGTGGAGCTACAGTCCAAGCTAAAGGACTCAAGGCTATTGACTTCTCAACTGAGTTGAGTCAGCAACTTCACAAAGACATCGTCTGGGACACAGGCGTCAATAAGGGTCAACCCCTTACGTCCATGTATTACCAGAACGCTACCCGTGAACTTGACGGGTCAATCACGTACGACACTCCTATCTGCAAGATTGACTGGACATTCTACCGCGACGCAGGTGGCTTTATTCTCCAAGTTGTAAAGCTGCTCCAGTGGTATAATGACGACGACACTCTAGCCGCTGAGACTAAAGACATCGGTAAGACCTACGATCCCTTCAAGGACACCGCTGCGCGCATGGACGAAGTAATTCAGCGGCGCACGCGTATTGTCGAAGACGTTAAGCTGCAAATCGGTGGAATGCTTTACACTGTCGTCCTACCTGGTCAAGACATTCAAGCTGCGTTGGACGTAGGTCGCGTATTCCTCGCTAAGCACGGTAATGCTATTGGCGCCTACCGTCGCGACGCGAACATGCAGCTATTAGCTGACCTAGCTAACGACGACACGCCCTGGCTAGACACGATCATCAGCGCTGATCCATTGTTAACGATCCGTGACAAGGTGATCTTGGACCTAACGATATGAGCGAATGGATCACTGGCTCAGGCGGCTCGGTTGCCAGCACGACTGGCGGCGTAGGGTTCATTGCCTACTCGCCAAGCGAGGTAACAGACGCGGCCAAAGGCGTATATGCAACATGGGCAGGCGCTCACGCTGCCGCTCTAGCAATTACGTCTGCTGGTGGCTCTGTTGATATGCGAGTCACTGAGGACGCCAGCGTTCCTGCTGGAACCTATGATATGAACCGCATCCGACTCATGGGCGTGCTCGGCGACGGTAACGAAGGTGTCGATCTTACTTGCGCAGACGGAGTTATCTTCCAAGACTTAGCTCAAATTAGTGACGCACTCAAGATTATCGGTAACAACACCTCAGCAGTCATGTTTACACATACTGCCCCAACTGGCGGGTCTGTCCCGCAACTTGTTCTTGATCGCGGAGCCGGGCTTCGTAACGAGGGCACAGTCGAAATGTTCGTTGTCGATAGTGGCGTCGACTCATACACGAGCAAACAGATCATCTGCGACCGTGGCGGTGTTTTTGAGAATGGTGGGTACGAACCAGTAGGAGTCTATGGTACAGATTCGCTGCAAGTAGTCGCCCTGGTGTTCTCAAATATCGCTGCCGATACGGTTCGAGGTACCGGGTTCTTTATTCTTACCTACGACTCCGGTGGCGGGCAAGGGTTCAACCGCACGCATACAAACCATACCGGCTCGGCGTTCGAGATCCCCGTCAGCTGGGCGGCTAATACAAGCTATACACCAACAACCCCAGCAGACTGGAGCGGATCATTTCCGGGTAACATTAGCACGGCTCTTGATCGCATTGCTGCGCACATTGGACCAATCCCATGATGCCTATGCCAGTTATCGCAAACCATGCCGAGCCTGCTGGTGGTTTTGATATGGCTGCATTTTGCGCGGCATACCCAGAGTTACGAGCTAAAGTCGTAGGCAGCACAGTTTATATTTATGGGCTTTACTTTCACGCCTCGCTGCAAGCCAGCGTCACAACTTGGTTCAGCCAGCAATGAAACGATATCGAGACCTAACACCAGAAGAGAAGGCTGAACACACAAACGGCTGCGGGGCCAAGGGTGGCTGGTTCAATCCGCCTGACTTTATCTTTACTGAGGATTGTAATCGGCATGATTGGCTCTACACTCTCGGCGGCAGCGAAGAAGATCGCAAGCTTGCTGATCAAATCTTGCTTGACGATATGCTATTGGCTGCTGCCTCTACTAGTTGGTGGGGCCGTTGGCGCTATCGGATTCTGGCTCATATCTACTACCGTGCGATAAGACTCTTTGGAGCAAAGTACTTTAACTATGCCGAACCACTACAAACCGAAACCCAAGAAGAAGCCTAAGAAACGTAAGAAATGACCCAGCACGCTTTAGCTCAGCTATTCATGCAGCGGATTGCCAGTGGCCTTAAGCGCCGCAGCGTGCAATCCTGCTCGCGCTGGGCAGAGCAATATCGCATGATGGGTAAGCCATTCCCGGGACCGTGGACGTTCAAGTACCACCCCTGGCTCCGCGCTATGCATGATTGCAAGTCGCGAGTAATGGTAGGTCAGAAGTGTGCGCAGGTAGGTTACACTGAAACCGCACTGAATAAGACTTTCTTTAATATTGACATTCTAGGCAACTCAGTCCTTTATGTCCTGCCGACCACCACACCGGGCGCGTCAAACTTTTCAGCTAGTCGTTTCGACCCAGCACTGTCAGCGTCTCCACACATTCAGAGTCTTTTCTCTGACGTAAAGAACATCGGACACAAGCGGTCGGGTACCGCTAACTTGTTTATTCGCGGGTCAAAGTCCCGCAGCCAACTCAAGGAGCTTGGTGCAGCTTTTCTAGTCCTCGATGAGATGGACGAGATGGATCAAGCAAACATCACACTTGTACTCGAACGTATGTCGGGCCAAGTTGATAAGCAATCATTCTACCTGTCAACGCCCACAGTCAAGGGCAAAGGTATCAATAAGCACTTCAGCGATTCGACTCAGGATCACTACTTCTTTCCGTGCCCTTGCTGCGGTAGGTACACAGAGCTAACATTCCCAGAGTGTCTCATTATTCCTACCGATAACTGGCTCGACCCCAAGATTCACGACTCGCACCTAATCTGCAAGGAGTGTAATGGCGTCTTGCCTCACGAGGCTAAGCCTGAGTTTCTTGGGCGGGGACGCTGGGAGCCAACTTTCGCTGGGCGCGACGTGCGTGGATTCTACGTGAACCAGCTTTACTCCAGTACGGTTGACCCAGTAGAAATGGCCGTGGCCTATCTCAAGTCCCGCACCAATCCGGCTGACGAACAAGAGTTTTATAACTCAAAGCTGGGCATGGTTCACGAGGTAGAAGGCGCCTGCGTCACTGAAGAAGATATCGAAAGCTGTATCGCTAACATCAAGACGCGAGACAACTCGCCAGCGAATTCATTCGTTACCATGGGTGTCGACGTCGGTAAGTGGCTCCACTTCGAAATTGACCAGTGGTTCTTTGACGGTAACGCTGCTGGCACAGATGTGAACCTGAATGCGCAAGCTCGCGTGCTTCGCGCAGGTAAGGTAGAAAGCTTTGAGGAGCTGGATCAGCTAATGCGTCAGTACCAGATTAACTTCTGTGTAATTGACGCCAACCCAGAGACGCGTAAGTCTCTTGGGTTTTCCCGCCGCTTCTGGGGCCACCTTCGCGTTTGCTACTACAACGTCGGAATCAATCAACGAGAGATTAACCTCGGACCTGAAGACACTCACAAAGTTTCAGTAGACCGTACGTCCTGGCTGGATCTTTCACTTGCGCGTTACCGTAACCGAAGTATCGCACTGCCGCTAGACACATCAATGGAATACAAGACTAACCTGCAATCGCTGGTCCGCGTTTACGAGAAAGATCGTAACGGAAATCCGCGCGGACGATATGTTAAGCGAGACAATGACGAAGATCACTTCGCTCACGCTCGCAACTACTCAGAGATTGCGCTCAGGATCGGTGCCAGTCAGTCTGGCTCGCGTAACATCACGGGCGTGCTATAATGAGCATTCACTTAAGCACACTGCACACTGACCGTGAGCGGCGTACCATCGACCGTATCCGTCACCCAGACTACACCCTTCGTTATCACGACTGGGAGCTGTATCGCCGTACCTTTGACGGCGGCAGCGATTTTGTTCATCACTACCTGAAGAAGTTCAGCAGTCGTGAGACCCACAAGGACTTCTGCCGGCGCAAGGAAATCTCATACTGCCCGGCTCACGCGAAAGCTGCGATCATCGATGTCCGTAATGCAATCTATCAGAGAATGGTGGACATCAGCCGTAAGGGCGGACCGGCCTCGTACAACACCTCGGTTCTGGGTGTTGAGGGCGGTGTTGATCTGCGCGGTAATACCATGGACGGTTTTATTGGCCGCATTGTATTGCCTGAACTCCTGGTCCTTGGGCGAGTAGGCGTCTACATTGACAAGGATCCCATGCCCGATATGCCTAACCTGGCACAGACGGCTGGACTGCGCCCATACCTCTACTACTACCGGGCTGAGGATATTCTCTCCTGGCAGCTAGATCGTAACAATCAGCTAACTGTTCTTTTGCTGCGTGACCATCACATCACTGTGGACGAAAACACTGGCCTGCCCGATGGCGAAGGTGAGTCGTTCCGACTGCTGCGCATGACAGACCGCGGAGTTGTAGTCGAGATCCACAAGTCGATGACTAGCGACGTGATCCGTGGCTCACGCACTGTTACTATCGAGAAGACAAGTGAGACACGTCTAGACATTCCACGAATCCCGTTTGTCTTTTTCGACATCGGGCAATCGCTGTTGAAGGACGTAGCCGGCTACCAGATCGCGCTACTTAATCTTGCAAGTTCCGATCTTAACTACGCACTCAAGTCGAACTTCCCATTCTACACTGAACAGTATAACCCCAACACTCAATCGCTGTACTTGAAGCGCGGTAACAACGCCAGCATCGCTGACACGATTACAGAGGACTGTGCGTCTACTCCCTGCAAGGAGGACGAGTGCAAGCCACCAAGCACGGAGATTAGCACTGGCGTCAGTGAAGGTCGCGCCTACCCTACTGGCACGGAGCGTCCAGCTTTTATTCATCCGTCGTCCGAACCGCTTAAGGCGTCAATGGAGAAGCAAGAGCAGCTTAAGACAGAGATTCGTCAGCTTGTTAACCTTGCTATCACCAACATCAAGCCTCAACGCGCGAGTGCAGAGAGTAAGGAAAAGGACGACCGGGGACTTGAAGCTGGTCTGAGTTACATTGGACTTGAACTTGAGCACGGTGAGCGTGAGATTGGTAAGATCTGGGCTCTATACGAGGGCGGTGAAGCCCCTACCGTCAAGTACCCAGACTCCTACAGCCTTCGCAGTGACGACGACCGTCGACGTGAGGCTAAGGAGTTACGCGAGCTTATGGCAATGCTACCGTCAAAGCGTTACCAGAAGACACTAGCTAAGGACATCGCCCGCATCACTGTCGGTAACACTATCACAAACGAGGAGCTGGTCGAGATCAACGATGAGATTGAATCCGCGCCCGTGGTCGTCACTGACCCAGAAGTCGTGCGACTTGACCACGAAGCTGGATTCGTCAGTACTGAGACCGCCAGCAAGATCCGTGGGTATCCCGCCGGTGAGGTGGACCAAGCCAAGATCGATCACGCCGAGCGGCTTGAGCGAATCCAGATGGCTCAGTCAGCTGCTCCTAATCCTGGCGCTCGCGGCCTCAGGGATATGTCCGCTGATCCTGGCCTTGAAGCTCGACTAGAGCGAGCGCAGTCTATGCAGACTGACGAAGAGGAGACTACTGAGGACCGCAGCCGCGGTCGAGGCAGGAACAACGATGAGTCTTAGTTACATCGATCTTGCCGACGCGGTCACATATTTTAACACGCGCTTGAACGCTGACGCGTGGGATTGTGCAAGTGACATTGACCGCAACAAGGCGCTGTGTACTGCCACACGTCAGATTGAATGTCTCAACTTCATCGGTTGCAAGACTGACGAAGCACAGGAGCTTCACTTCCCTATTGACGGGGCGACCGAGGTTCCGCTAGACATTCAATATGCGACGGCTGAATTGGCCCTCGCGTTACTTGACGGCGCCGATCCCGAGATGGAGCGATCCATCCTAGATATGACCGCTCAAGACTATGCTCGCGTCCGTACCATGTACGACCGCCGTAACCGCCCAGCGCATCTAATGGCTGGCATTGTAAGCTTTCAAGCTTGGAACTTGTTATCTAAGTACCTGGCCGATCCGCACTCCATTCGCATCAGTAGGTCGAGCTAATGCCTGACGACGAAAAGACATCGATCTGGATCATTCGCGGAGTCATTGGTTTTGTCGGCACGACGTTCGTAGCCGTTAGCCTCTGGCTCGGGACCACTGTTAACGACTTAGCGATCAAGACTGAACGCTTAACCGTTGTGTCTGAGTCTCAAACCCAGACCTCACAGCGTTTAGAGCAGATCATCTACGAGACAGGTCAACGACTTAACAAAGTACATGAGGAGCAGTTGCGCCGTACGGTCAATGTAGAGAAGGTTACCCTTCTCAACGAACGTGTAGATCGTCTAGAGACGCGACTAAAGGCGTTAGAGTCACGATGAAAGGCTTACGAACCTCACCCCGGACAACACTAGGAGCGATCCTGTCGTTCCTACTCCTTATCGCAATTCAGCTGGGACATATTCTCGACAACAACCCTGCGACGGTCGCAGAGTGGGAGAATGTCGCCGCAGCTATTCCGCTTCTTGTTGCGCTATGTGGCGCTCAAGACGCTAAAGACTGACTTACCTGTAGTTATAGAAAGCAGGGTACCATGACTCCGTTCTTTTTCCTTTACTCCAGCCCTTTTACTCCCGTGTATGAGGGTGAAGGATCTGATCCTCCCGCCCCTGAAACTGCTGACGACCCTATCGTCACCACGCCTGAGCCTACTGAGACTAAGCTGTTTGACCAAACCCAGCTTAACAAGATTGTGGCTGAGGAGCGCCGTAAGAAAGACGAAGCCTTGAAGAAGGCCCTCGGTGAAATCGACGCACTCAAGGCGCGGTCCAGCCTTACTGAAAAGGAGCGGCTTGAACTAGAGGAGCGACTCCAGACCGTTCGCAATGAAGCGCTGACTAAGGAGCAGCTTGCCAAGAAGAAGCAGTCTGAACTTCAGTCTGAGTACGAAAAGCGTATCCAATCCTTGGAGAGTCAAGCCAAGGAGTGGGAAGATCGCTACATCAATACAACTATTCAACGTTCTCTCGTCGATGCTGCAGCGAAGAATAAAGCCTATTCGCCGGAGCAAATTGTTTATATCCTGAAGGATAATACTCGTGTAACTCAAGAGTTGGACGAGGCGGGGCAACCCACGGGCAACTACGTCACCAAAGTCAAGCTTGAGGACGTAGATCCGCAAAACAAGAAGGTCATGCTGGAACTGTCGCCTGATGACGCAGTTGCACGTATGCGAGAGCTTGACAAGTATAAGAATTTGTTCCAGGCGGAAGGGTCCGGTGGACTCGGACTCCTATCAAGCCCGCCAAGCAAGAAGGTGGACCTGGCTGAGTTGGCTAGGAATCCTGAAGCCTTCCGTAAAGCACGCAAAGACGGTACTCTTAAGTACTAAGGAACTAACTAAATGAATTTCGGTTTTCTCATTGCTCAGCCGTGGGCCCCTGTTTACGTCGCCGGTGTGAGTAACTCGCTCGACCCCTGGATTCCTGAGCTTTGGGCTCAAGAGTCGCTGATCATTCTTGAAGACAGCCTTGTCATGGCGAACCTGGTTCACCGTGACTTCTCTGACGAGGTTGCTCGGTTCGGTGACGTGGTTAACACTCGCCGCCCTGGCAAGTTCGAGGCTGTTCGTAAGAAGGACTGCGCAGACGTCACCATCCAGTCTGCCACTGCTACTAACGTGGCTGTGCGGCTGGACCAGCACCTCCACACTTCGTTCGTGATCTGTGATGGCGAGGAGTCCAAGGGCTTCGCTGTTCTCCGTGACGAGTATCTTCGTCCGGCTGTCCTTTCGCTCGCCGAGAAGGTCGAGGCTATCCTGCTTGCGCAGGTCTACCAGTTTCTCGACAACGCTGTCGGCCAGCTTGGCGTCCCGCCCACGCTTGCCACGCTCACTGCGCTTCGTAAGAAGCTGAATGAGCAGAAGGTACCCATGATGGGTCGTAACGTCATCATCACTCCTTGCTGTGAGGCTGCCCTTCTCAGCATTGGTGACTTCGTCCGTGCGGACGCGGTCGGTGACGGCGGTACTGCTCTTGCCGAGGGTAACCTTGGTCGCAAGTTTGGCCTCCAGCACTTCCTCTCTAACATCGCTCCCAGCGTTTCGAAGGCTGACGCGGAGTTTGAG